CATGGGTGACTCTGTAAAGATCATCAAAGAGCCAGAAGTTTCAGTTCAGTCATATGCTCGTGGTACACAAATCACTGCACAAGACCTCGATGACGAAGACTTCACATTGACTGTTGACCAAGCTAACTACTTCGCATTCAAGATTGATGATATCGAAGCAGCCCATAGCCACGTTAACTTCATGAGCATGGCTTCTGATCGTGCAGCTTATCGTTTGCGTGACCAGTATGACCAAGACGTTCTTGGCTATCTGTCTGGTTACAGCCAGTCTGCTAAGCACTCTAGCCCAGACACAGTTCGTACAACTTTCCCCGGCACAAAAGCTGTAACTACTGCTGGTTCAGATGAGTTGTTATCCACAATGAAGTTAAGCCGTCCATCTTTTGGTCAATTGACATCTGCTGGTTCTTCTGGCGATTCAATTCCTTTGGCTGCACGTCTTCCCGGTGCAACAGCATTGCCAACAACTGTAGTATCTCCATTGCAAGTAATCGCTCGTATGGGTCGCTTGTTGGATCAACAGTTAGTTGATACAAATGGTCGTTGGTTAGTTCTCGATCCAGTATTTGTCGAGTTGTTGAAAGACGAAGATAGCCGTTTATTGAATGGTGACTTCGGTGGATCTGGCTTGCAGAACGGTTTGATCTTGAACAACCTACATGGTTTCCGTGTATACGTTTCTAACAACCTGCCTAAAGTTGGTACTGGTCCCGGTACAGCTGGTGCTTCTGCTCAGTCTTCTAACTTCGGTGTTATCGTTGCTGGTCAAGATGCTGCTGTTGCATCTGCTCAACAAATCACCAAGACAGAGAGCTATCGTGATCCAGACAGCTTTGCTGACATTGTACGTGGTATGCATTTGTATGGTCGCAAGATTCTTCGTCCAGAAGCAATCGCTGTTGCCCGTTACAACGCAGCTTAATTTAAGGAGAAATAAAAATGGCAACTATAACTACCCTCGCAGGTGGAGCATCAGCAGGTCGCACTGTTGGTTCTGTACCATATTTAGTAGACAAAAACATTGACTTTGCTGCTGCAGCTACTGCTAAAGGCTCTGCCTTGGCAGCTGCTGACGTTATCGAGTGCATCTCTGTACCCGTTAACACAGTAATTTTAAATGCTGGTATGGAAATCACCACCCTCTTAGGCGGTGAGTCAAGCGATACCACATTTGACTTAGGCACTGGTGTTGATGCCGATAACTTTGTTGACGGCTTCGATGCTGATGCTGCTGCTGCTGGTGCTTATGCACAAAACGCTGCTGCATTCCAGCCTCTTGTAGTTGGTGCAACTGCTGACACAATCGACATTACGATTGCTACAGCTACAACTGCCCCTACTTCTGGTGTAGTCCGTGTTTGGGCTGTGCTTATGAATGTAGATGGTCGTATTGGTGCAGACGAAGTAGATCGTGATCAATTAGCCTAATCGGGCTAATGTAGTGGGGTGGGGGTCAAAAGCCCCCACTTTTATCTAATACTAATTCCAACGAGTTACTAGTAGATAGAAGACTAACACTTTATTTAAGGATTCCCGTATGGCAATTACCACAGCAATGTGCACTTCCTTTAAGAAAGAAGTTCTTGAAGCATTGCATGACTTTAATACAACTTCTGGCAGTGTATTCAAAATAGCTTTATACACATCTTCAGCTACTCTAGATGCTAGTACAACTGTGTACTCTACTTCTAATGAAGTAGTTGGTACAGGCTACACTGCAGGTGGGAACACCCTTACTAACATTGATCCTGTAACTTCTGGTACCACAGGTTTTGCTGACTTTGCTGATACAACTTGGACAAGTGCAACTATTACTGCTGCAGGAGCATTGATCTATAACAGCAGTCAATCAAACAAAGCAGTTGCTGTGTTGTCATTCGGTGGGGATAAGACTTCTACTAATGGTGACTTTGTAATCCAGTTCCCTGTTGCAGATGCAAGTAACGCAATTATTAGAATAGCTTAAGGAGCCACAAATGGCTCTTGTAGTTGCTGATAGGGTTCAAGAAACCACCAATACAACAGGGACGGGCACACTCACACTTGCTGGTGCAGTAGCTGGATTTCAGTCTTTCTCCGTTATTGGCAATGCTAATACCACTTATTACACCATTGTCTCAGGTACAGACTGGGAAACAGGTGTAGGAACTTACACATCTTCTGGCACTACTCTAAGTCGAGATACAGTATTAGCTTCATCTGCATCTGGGTCAAAAATCACTGTGGTTGCAGGTGCTTTTGTATTCTGTTCTTACCCCGCTGGACAATCAGTTTATGAAGACGCATCTGGTGTAGTTACAGGCTATCCTATTTCAGGTGGCACAATCAACAATACAGTCATTGGTGGAACAACACCTGCCGCAGTAACCGCTACTTCACTTAATGATTCAGGAAACCTAACTTTTACTGGTACAGGAAATCGTATTACTGGTGATTTTAGTAATGCTACTGTTGCTAATCGTGTAATGTTTCAAAGTAGCACAACCAATGGCATAACTAGAATTTCAGGAATTCCGAATGGTTCAGGCACAGGCACTTTATTTACTGCTTATGGTTTAAGTGACCCTACAAATTCCCCAACTTTATCTTTTTTTCAAAGTGCAAGTGCATCTGCAATAACAGCAGCAATTACGGGAACTGGCACATATACCCCTTTAACATTTTCTACAAATGGTAGCGAAAGACTGCGTATATTCACATCGGGTGGTGTTTCCATTGGTAACACTACAGACCCCGGTGCTGCTAACTTAAGTGTTACTGGTGCAATAACTAGTTCTTCTGCAAGCATAGCGTCTGCGTCAACAATTACTCCAACTACAGGAAACAACCAATACAATGTGACAGCACTAGCAGTACCAGCTACTATAGCAATCCCTAGTGGTACGCCTGTAGATGGGCAAAAGCTAGTTATTCGCATAGAAGATGATGGCACAGCAAGGGCATTAACTTGGACTACCTCTGCTGGTGGTTATCGTGTTATTGGTAGCACTTTACCAACAACAACTGTAGCTACAAAAAATCTTTATGTCGGCTGTATATACAACTCTAATGATTCTTTTTGGGATGTAGTGGCAGTAGCACAACAGGTCTAATATGAAAATTGACTTTACTATTACTCAGAACGGCTATACCTACAGCGATGCTATCTTTGTAGAAGATGAGACACCTGAACAGATTGAAGCTATGAAACAGGCTCGATTTGATAACTGGTACAAAATCATCACTACACCAATAGACCCTAATTATGTAGAGGAAGTCACAGAGGAAGTGATTGAAGAACTACCAATAGAAGAAGTTGAGTAATGGCAAATAGATATTGGGTTGGCGGAACAGCTACATGGGATAACCTTGCCCTACTAAAATGGTCTACAACATCAGGCGGTCTTGGTGGTTCTGCCGTACCTACTTCTGCTGATACTGTTTTCTTTGATGCTAACTCAGGCGCAAACACAGTAACAATTGGTGCTGGTACAGCAATCTGCTCAACGCTAACAATGACGGGATTTACAGGGACTCTAGCGTTTGGTAGCAATAGTATTGATTTAGCTGGTACGGGAACAATTACTGTTTACACAGGAGCTACAACATTCTCTGTTACAGGAACACCTTTAATGCTTGTAACAGGAAATACAGCCTCCACAAGAACTATTAACCCTACTGCTACAACTGAAGCCAATTCTATTAGCTTTAATATTAGTGCTGGTAGCGGTGCAATAACCACTCAAGCAACAACAAACTTTAGAAGTTTGACTTTTAGTGGAACATATACAGGAACATTAAACACTAATACAAGAACCCTTTACGGAAATTTAACTCTTAAATCTGGAATGGTTGTAGGTACTGGTGGAACTGCCACAACCTTTGCCGCCACTAGTGGAACACAAACAATCACTTCTGCTGGATTAAACTTAGACTTTCCAACAATAATTAATGCCACAGGAGCAACAGTCCAATTAGTAGATGACTTATCAGTAGGCACAGCAACAGCACGAAACTTCACTTTGACAAGCGGTACGCTAGATTTAAACGATAAAACACTTACCATATTTGGTGCATTTGTTTCAAGCAATACAAATACTCGCTCTGTTCTGTTTGGCACTATAGGCAATATCACTCTTACAAACACAGCGGCTACCATTTTTAGTATTGCGACTGCTACTAACTTTTCTATTACTGGTACACCCACAATTAATGTGACTGCTAATGCAACAACAGGCACTAGAAGATTAGACTATGGTAATACAGCCGCCCCAGCATCTCCCGAAGCAAACTCTTTAAGCGTTTATGTTACCGATGGTTCTGATGCTATTCAATTAACCAGTACTTTTCCAACTAGAAATTTATTTTTTGGTGGAACTTTTACAGGTTCTTTGGTAAATAGTTCTAGAAATATATATGGAGATTTGACTTTCAAATCAGGTATGACTTTAGCGGCTGGGGCAAATACAACCACTTTCGCCGCCACTAGTGGAACTCAGTTTTTAACTTCTGCTGCATTAACATTAGACTTTCCAGTAACTATTAATGGCGTTGGCACAACAGTTCAATTAGTAGATGCTTTAATTATGGGGTCTGCAAGAAATTTAGGTTTAACTAACGGCACATTTAACAGCAATGCTAAAAATGTAACTTGTGGAACTTTTGGTTATAGCAACGGAAATACTAAAGAATTAACATTAGCAAATAGTACAGTTACTATTTTAGGGGGAACAAGTTCAAGTGGTTTTAATGGCTCAAACACAGGCACTACTTTTAACATAACTGGGACTACTGTAATATTTACTACATCAGGTACAGCACTATTTAATGCTGGTGGAAATACAACATTTCCTGCTGTAACAATGGGTGGGACTGGACAATTAATTATTGGTCAAGCGACAACATCGCCCACAATTACAACCTTATCCAATACTGTACAGCCTTGCACTATTTCTTTGCTTTCTACAATAGCAAGATTAAATGTCACAAACTTTAACCTGTCAGGAACGGCTGGCAATTTAGTTACTTTTAACTCTACTGTAGCTGGTACACAAGCAAACATCCGTAAAACTAGCGGTACAGTAAATGCCTATTACCTAAATATTCAAGATTCGCTTGCAGATGGTGGGGCAGTTTGGTATGCAAATTCTTCTATAAACGGCACTAACA